TCCCGCATTAATCACCCGTGGGTCTTTTAGCTAGAGAGGTCTAACAGCGTAGCGCCTTAGACGCCCCGCACTGCGCATGTCCCCGCCCTCTGGGCTAGCGTAGAATGCGGAAATCGTCAAGAATAACCCAAAGGTGCGTCGGGGAACTGGAACAATGAGCCAAGAACAGCCGCCAAACCGAACGGGAGCCCGGATGTTGTCCGCAGCCCAGAAGCAGGTGAAAGCCCTGCGACTGCGGCAGAAAGGCTACAGCTACCGGCAGATCTCGGAAGCCCTGGGCATCGTGCCGTCCGCTGCCTATCGCATGGTCAGCGCTGGGCTGGCCGAGATCCGCGCCGAGTGCAAAGAGGAGGCGACGGAACTCCGCGAGATCGAGATCGCGAAGCTCGACGCCGCCGAGAAGGAAGCCTGGAAGCGCATGCGAGGCGCGGACGATGCCGACGCGGCGAAGTTGCTCAACACGATCAAGGCCATCAGCGAGAGTCGGCGGAAGCTCACCGGCTTGGATGCGCCTGTAAAGATTGAGCAGACCGGCAACCTGTACACGGTGCTGCAGGCGAGCCCGGATTGTGTGGAGTGGTCGCAGCCTCAACGGGGCGCCGACGGAAAGGTCAACGATGCGAGCGATGCGGGTCGTGCTGGGGCTGCTGACCCTGGCGGTGGGAATGTGGGCGATGGGTAGCGGGTGCGGCGCGCAGCCGAGCCCCTGGGCGGGCGACATGGGGCCCTGCGTGCCATGTCCCGACGGCGGGGCGTCGGCGGCTAAGGCTATGTGCGGCGTGGACTACTGCACCTATCGGTTCGACGTCGCGGCGTTGTGCTGCGGGAAGGGGTTCTAGATGACGCCGGAAATGATCGCCGAGTTGACGCAAGACACGGAGAGGTGCCTGCGGAGAGCGATGGACATCGAAGACGAACTAAACGCACTGCATCAGCGCGTTCTGGAACTAGAGCGACGCCGCCCGCGTGCCGTGCGCTGGTGGGCGTGGCTCATTCCGCTTGCGGTTGCCATCTGGTCGCTGGGCGTTGCAAAGATCTCACTGGACCAAGGGCAGCCTCTCGCCATTCTCGTCTCGTTCGCCTGCTTCGTGTATTACGCGCTGCAAGGTCTGGGCGCACTGCAGGACTGGCACAACCGCTAGCCCATGCGCGACCCCCGATCCTTCAGCCCGCTCCCCTGGCAGCTCAAGCCCTGGGTGGACACGTCGCCGGTGATGCTTCTGCACAGTGGCGCCGGCACGGGCAAAAGCGAACTCTGCGCCCACAAGATCAACGCGCTGCTGATGCGCTTCCCGAACGCGCTCGGGCTGTGGGTTCGTAAGTCGCGGTCGTCGCTCCGTAACAGCAGCCTCCCCGCGCTGGAAGCCGTGCTCCCGCCGCAGGTGCAGCACATCAAGAGCGAGTTCCGCTTCGAGTACCCGAACGGCTCGCGACTGGTCTACGGCGGCATGTACGACGACAAGCAGCGGGAGGCTTTGCGCTCGCTCGCAGGCAAGGGGGGCAGCGGCGCCGATTTCGTGGTCATGGAGGAAGGGTCCGCGTTCACAAAGCTCGACTTCGAGGAGCTGCGCGGTCGTATGCGAGGCAATGCGGCAGGGTGGCGGCAGATTATGATCCCCACGAACCCCGCGCACGATCGGCACTGGATCAATCAGACGCTGATCCGCCCGAACCTCACCGGGAAGCCGCTGATCCCTGGCGTGTCGGTCTACCACCCCAAGCCCGAGGATAACCCGTTCCTGGATGCCGCCTACCTGGAAGCCCTGCGCAGCCTGACCGGCGTGATGCGGATGCGGCTCTATGAGGGGCTGTGGGTCCGTGCTGAGGGCGTGGTCTATGAGTCCTGGGACCCGGAAAAGCACATCGTCGAGCCCTTCGAGATCCCGCGCGAGTGGCGCCGGATTCGCGTTACAGACTTCGGCTACGTCAACCCCCGCGTGGTGCTCTGGATCGCCATCGACCCGGACGACTGCATGTATGTGTACCGGCAGACGTACCAGAGCAAGCAGAAGGCGAGCGACAGCGCACGGGAGGTCATCCGGCTATCGGCGAGCGAGCGATTCGAGGCCACGATCTGCGACCATGACGCGGACGAGCGCGCCGAGTTTGAGGATGCGGGTATCCCCACGCTAGCAGCCAACAAGCAGGTCAGCCGGGGTATCCAACTCACGGACAAGCGACTGCAGGAGGGACGGATCAAGTTCCTGCGTGGCTGTCTTGTTCGAGAGGATGAGGAACTCCGCCGCGCGTTCAAGCCCTGCAGCACCGAGGAGGAGTTCGAAGTCTACGTGTGGGCGAAGAACTCCGACGGCTCGGTCAGCAAAGAGGAGCCAGAGAAGAAGAACGACCACGGCTTGGACGCGCTGCGCTACGGGGTCATGTACGTTGACCGCGACCTCTGCGACCCGGCAGGCAATGACCTCGACGCGATCGAGCGGGATGTCGCCGCCGCCCGCGCCGAACTAAAGCGCCACGATCGGCCCTTGTCACCGTCGAGGGATATCGATTATGGTGACGTGCCTCCCGAGTGGGGCGGAAAGGGCAGCGGGTCGTCATGGTTGTAGAGACCGCCGAAGAGTTCCGCGTGCATACTGCGCAGCGCTGCGTCGTGCATCAGCCCGAGGTCGTGCGCGCGGCTGCAGAGCCCTGGGAAATGTCACTGATCGCCGGCTTGCTTCTGGCTGTCGGCGCGATGCTTGGCTACAAGAGCCGAAAGGATAGACGACGATGAGCCGTAAAGAGCGAGAGAGCAGGACCCCTGCGCAGGTGGCGGAGCAGCCTGTGGCTGAGCAAGCGCAACAGGAGACGGTATTAGACCTGCTGCGCAAGGGTGAGATAGCGCATGCCGTCGGGCTGTGCGAGCAACTGGCTGGTCGATTTTCCAGGCTGGCGCCTAACGAGGTCCCTGGAACTAATCTTTGCCCACTGATGCCGCAAGGCGAAGAGCTAGTGAATTTCTTGAAGGTGTGGCAAGAGCGCTATTCCTCGGCCGATGTCCTGCTGCAGGAGCGCATGCAAAGGCTGGCCCAGTTCGTCAGTGGCCAGACTGGGATTCCCATGCGGCAACTGCCGGGCACCCCAGAGAATCCAGACAGTGTCAGGATTGTCGCCGCGCCCGACCCCATGCCGTCGCCGTTTCTTCTCCCCGACGCCCTAAACCGCGTCCGCGCTCTGCTGTGGCGCGCTGCCATCGAACTCGGGCAGGGACACCCGGCGCGGGTGCATATCGAGGGGCTTGCCGGCGGCGCCGAGACGATTCTTGGCAACCTGCGCCCGACATCCCTGCAGGGCATCACCGCGACCCTGCGCCTGATGCACGCTTCAGAGTCCGTGCTACGTCCACTTGACGAGGCGGCGGACATCCTAGCGGGGCGGCGGTAGTGGGTGCGCCCATGCTTGCAGAGGGAACCCGGGACTACGACCCGACCTTGCATCTGACTGCCGGCGAACTACGCGAGATGGGAGCGGACCTGCCGCCGCACCTTCCTCGCTGTGCCTACGTCGAGCGGACCGCGTGCGACTTCAGCCCTGAAAGCGTGGTCTGCATTGAGGGCAGATTGCGGATGCGATTCACCCTCAAGTTTTCGCAGCCTTTCCGGTGGCGGGAACTCTCAGGCATCGTCCAAGTCAGCGCGCCGGATACGACCGCGCATCAGGGACAACCCGACCCCCGTTAGATCCGCCAGCGCTGGCCAAAAAATCTAACGGAGCATCAGACACCGACGAAAGGGAAGCCGATGGCAGAAGAACGACGACGGGAACGGCGGGAAGCGCACCTTGAACGCCAAGCAGCGCAGTACGCGGCCTCAGTGCGAACGATGGCCGCGATGACGGCAGCAGGGCCAGATATTGGCCTGAGTCAAACGACGAGCACGGAGCAGTTCCCTGTGGCCGCGGGCAGGGCATTGGCCGATGTGCGGGCGATGGCGACGGGTTCGTGATGCTACTCGCCTTCAAGAACTCCAAGCGCTACCCCGTTACCGCGCAGTGGCCAGCCAAGCAGCCGGTCTACGCGCGCACCAAGGCGACCGCAGGCAGCCGGGGCGCCGTGCTACTCGGTCAGGGCAGCCTGAAAGAGGGGCAGGTCTGGGTTGAAGTGCCGGGATCTGTCATTGAGGGGCCAGCGTAGACATGCCGCCATCAAGCAGCCCCAGCGTGTTTCTATGTCTGGCCAGCCTGCAGCCAGCGCAGAGGCCAGAGATACCGCCTTGGCCTTTGCGCATCGTATGGTGGCGCGTATTCGAGCCCATTGGGTCGCACGTCACGGTCAGAAGGGCCCCGAGCCCCGCCGCACCGACCGCCGATTGGGAGCGCTTGAAGGCATCTCCGATCAGTCGGCCGTACTTTCCCTGCGCTCAGCGACGCTGGCAGCGAATCCACGACGCGATCATGAAGCGCAGAGAAAGCAGGGCACGCTGGCAGCAAGCGCGAAGCCCTGCCGCCGCAACGGACCCACAGAGGAGAGCCTAGAGATGCCTCCCGCCTTCAGCCCACTTATGGCCGCACGCCTAGCAGCCATCCACCGGAAGAACGAATCCCTTGCGCGCGCAGACGAGTGGGACTTCCGTGCCTCCACTGGCTGGTGTTTGGTGCTGGTGAGCCTGTGGGTTCTGATTGCCGGCTGGATGGCTGGTCTGCCGGATCAGGCAGAAGGCATGCAGCACACTTCCGCGCCAAAGTCGCGTTATTTCTGCATCGACCTGCGGGCAGCGAATAACGCGGCGATGCCTACCGCTTGCGCACCACCCGCACGATCAGACGGATCAGCCCGTACAGCAGCGCGATAGGTACGGCGACCATCGTCAGCATGGCCAGCCCTTCGAGTGGGCCACAGCCGGCCAGAAGCAAGCACAACAGAGCGAGTATGATCATGGGGACCTCCGCGCCGGGCTATAGCACAGCCGGAGGGGCGGAGGACACTAGCCGGCAGCAGGCAGTAGGCGCAGGCCTTCCCGGGGCCCGAGGTCCAGCAAAGCGAGGGTCACATTGCGCGGGGCATGGAGCGCGCCGGCAATCTCGGCCGGCAGCGGCACCGGCACCCACTCCCAGGTGCTGACCTCTTGGTCGGGGTCAAGCGCAGGGGAAGCGGTCGCAGAGACGCCATCGCAGCGGTAGGCGTGAACGAGGTAGTCGCCCGCCTGCCCGCTGCCAAGGTACTGAAGCGGCGCGCTGATCTGGGCTTCCTCCCAGAGTTCACGGATGGCGCCAGCGTGAGGCGCCTCCCCGAGTTCGAGGTGTCCGCCGGGCAGCGTCCACTTGCCGCTATCCCGACGCCGGCCCATGAGCAGCCGGCCGTCCGCGCCAAAGCAGGCCACCGAGGCGATGGCGGTTAGGTCTCGCGTGCGCTTGCTTGGCCCGAGCACACCCAGCCGCTGCGCAGGGGCCAAGGCAGGCGGCGCCGCGAACGCATCCAGCGGGAGTTCGCCGTCCAGAAGCGCAAGTTGCGCGCCCACGATCCGCGCCTCCTCGGTCGTCATCTTGCCCCGGATGCGCTCCGCCTCGCTCTCGGACCACTTGCGCCCGCGCCCGTCCCCGGAATCGCCCCACAGACCCCAGGCAATGCGGCCATTGCTGGGCTTCTTCAGGTTGTTCCAGTTCGCGCCCTTCTTGTCGCCCTCGTGGCGCGGCCAATAGCGAGCGATTCGCAGCACGTCCTGACGACTCAGCCGACCGCGGACGATCTTACGGGCCATGCTGCGCCCGACCTCCGTGCCGCCCCGGCGGAATTCATGGACCCAAGCCAGCGCGCGACGTGCGGCTGCTTTCATGTGCGCAGGGGGCGAGATCCATTCATCCGCGGCCAGCTCGGTCTGCGTGTCGTCCTGGTCGTAGCTGTCTTCTCCGGTCAGCAGCGGGATGCCAGCGCGTTCGGCGGCTTCCAGGATGTCCAGCGAGTCCCAGACCTTGCTGACGACCTCTGGCGGCGCTTTCTCCAGGCTCTTGACGAAGGCGGCGAACCCCTGACCGAACTGCGCCGCGCGAACGCCTGCCTGCATGCGCTCGTCAGGGTCAGTGAAGTCGTAGACGAGAGACCAACTCACCGCGTCGGGTGTCTGCCCATGCAGCGAGTCGTACCAGTCGGCAGGGTTGGTGCCGAAGTTTGCACGCGCCCAGACCTTGCTGAGCGGCTCACACCCGGTCTGGATGTACTTGAGATAAGCCCCCGCGCGCCGTCGCAGAAGCTTCATCGCCTCCCGCATGGCAGCGAGGCTTCCGGACTTGACCATCTGCAGCAGGTTGTGGCCCAGGATGACGATCGCGGCTTGCTCGTCGAAGCGCTCTAGTTGCTTCTGGATCGTCTCAAAGCCCTGCGCGCTGACCTGCACATACTTGAGGTCGTAGCCGCGCCCGCTCTCGGGGTCCTGCGGGCTGACGATCATATCCCCGCCGCGCATCAGCCGTTCCTTCTGGTAGGCACGCTGTGCTTCAGTGCTCTCGCGCATGATGCGGGGGATGATGCGGTTCTTGAGCGGCTGCGCGAACTCGTCGTTAAAGTTTACCCAGCGGTCATCGCCGGTGATCAGCCCGAAGTAGATCAGCGCCAGCCGGCGGATCATGCCCTTGAGCCATGGACGCGTGCCGCCCTTGCTGAATACGATCCACTCGCGCCCATCGCTGCTGGGGTACTCTCGACCGCGTTCGCTCAGTGCCTGATAGCACCACAGGTCCTGGCGATAGCTCAGGTTGCTGTGCGTGTACGGAATCAGCCGCGGCTGCTCTTTGCCATCGCGCCACGTCCATTGAACGCGGCAGATCTGGAAGCCAAAGATGGCGACGCGCACTACGATTTCAGCGCGCACCTCGTCGGGCATCACCGCCTGCCAATCGCGGGCCAGCGACTCGCTAAACAGGTGCATCTCGTCCGGCGCGTCCTTCGGCGTCTGCAGTGAGAATCCGAAGTCGCAGGCGGTCTCGCCGAGCATCTCCAGTGCGGACCCGATCAGCCCCTGCTTGTTGAGCGCGTGGAAGAACTGCTCTGATAGTTGGAAGTTCCCGGCGTCGTGCGCTTCCAGCATCTGCATGATGCGCTGGGCATTCCAACCGGTGAACGGATAGAGGGGGTAACTCTCGCGCCGGCTCTCGAAGTCAGAGGGCTGCAGTTCCCCGTCCATGATCGGCGCTTGCTGCGCGACCAAGTCAGGCGGCGTGTAGATCTGGGGGCGGAGAAAAGAGAAGAGACGGCCGAAGAGTCCCTGGGATTGCGCCATTAGCGCAGGGAACGGCACCGACGGAGAAGGCGCTAGCCTTGCTATCAGAGGCTAGCAATTGCTAGCGCGTCAGCTAGCGCGCGTTCGTCTGACCGCACGCACGATCACGCGTCGCAGATTGCGCGGCGCATCAGGCCAGCGAACTTGATTCCGCTCACAGAAAGAGCGGAAGCCGGCTTCGCCAATCGACTGGTCACTGATGGCGTAGCCCTCGCGCCTCTCGACGTTGGCCTTGGCTTGGTCAATGGCTGCGATGGCCTCGGGCGTGAGGCGAATCACCACGGAAAAGGGCTTGCTGCGTGCGCTCTCTTTGGCGGCGGCGGTCATATGGCGCCGCATTGTACCCGGGCTTGCAAGGGCTAGCAAGTAGCAGCAAGCTTTGCCACGCAAACGCCCCTACCGCAGCCTCGCAGGGGTGAGCAGCGAGGCCAGAACGCGCGATCCCGAAGCCCTGGAGCCCGAGCAATTGGGCGCAGAGGGTGTCTCGGAATCCGACGCGCCCAGCGGACAGACTGAGGAGCCGACGCTTCTGGATGGCATCCCGATTCCTCGCATCGGCGGCGATCCCCCGACGCGCTTGCTGGCCTTCAAGTGGGGGGCGAACCCCACCACCAAGGGCACGCTTTATCTCACGCCGGAGGGCGCCGAGAAAGCACTGAGCGCGTTCCGCAAGAAGGGCGTCCGCCTTTGCTTCGACTACTACCACAGCAGCTACAACCCCGCGGTTGCGCCGGCTGAGCGCAAGGGCGCCGGCACCTGCGCCATTGAGACCGACGCCGAGGGGCTTTGGTACGTCGATATCCAATTCACGCCGCCCGCTGCTCAGGCCATCCGCCTGGGCGAGTGGCCGTACTTCAGCCCTGCCGTTCTGCACGACAAGGCGGGCGTTATCTACGAACTCAAGAACCCAGGACTCGTGACGGATCCAGGCACGATCAATGCCCGGCCGCTGGTCCTTAGCGAAGAGGGGCAACCGATGGCCGACAAGAAACGGGCCTGGCTGGATGCGTACAGCGGAACGCAGACGCTTTGCCGGCAGATGCAGACGATCGCCGATACCGACGGCGCCGACAAGGATCTCGGCAACAAGTACACCGGCATTCTCGCCGCGATGGCTGATGAGATGCGCAGCCACATGAAGGCCAGCGGCTATGCCAGCGAGGCAGAAGCTGTCGAGATGAGCGCGGACCGCGCCAAGAAGGCCGAGAAGATGCTGGCCGTCTTGGAAGCGAACCTGGGCGAGACCGACCCGGCCAAGCTCGAAGGCAAGCTGATGCTTAAGCTCCTGGCTGCGCCGGCCCCGCAGGCTTCGGCCTCAGCGGAGATCGACGCGCTGCGCACGGCGCTCCTCGACAGCAACCAGCGCCGCTATCCAGCCGCTCTGCGCCCCAAGCTCGAAGCGATGAGCCCCGGCGCTCTTGTGACCTATCTCGCGGGGACCTCGGAACCCGCGCTTCCCACTGAGGCACTGCGCGAGGCCGCGCCCGCCGCGCCCACGGTGGAACAGCTCACCAAGGACACCCAGAACATGTCTGCCCCGACCCCGGCGCCCTCTGGGCCGCCCACCACTTTGGCCGCCTGCAGTGCCTCGCAGCGGCTTCGTGTTCAGACCTACGTCGACCTGGAACGCCACGCCAAGGAAGTGGCCGGCGTTCCGTTCGACGAGACCGCCGCCACGCAGGTGGCCCTGACGCTGTTGTCGGACGAGTCGCCCTCGGGCAATGAGTGCCGACATCTACCGCTGCTCACCGGCGACCCGGTGACGACCCTGGAGGGCTAACCATGGCCGCCCTGACGCAAGAGTATCCCCGAGAGCAGTGGTATCTGCCGGAGTCCGCTCCGAACGAGATGCACACGCAACTCCAGAACACCACGATCTGGAAGGGCGCTGTGGCGATGCAGGTCGCAGGCGTGGCCCGTCCGGTGGCTTCCGGTGTCGCCGGCTCCACTCTGCTTGGCCTAGCCATCCGCACCTACGCCGCGCCGGCTGGCTCGAACAAGGTCTACCCGACTGACCAGCCCATGCTGTTTCAGCGCGGAAGCTGGGCCTTCGATGGTCTCACGGGCGATCTGCCGGACGAGACCCTGATCGGAAAGCCGGTCTATTTCGCCGATGACAACACCGTCAAGAAGACGGCGGCAGCCAACGACCTAAGCGGCATCCTGCGCAAGGTGCTCCCGTCGGGTCAGTTCGAGGTGGAGTTCTAAGCCATGCCCAGCAGCCTAACGACCGTCGTCAGCAACGCGGATATCGACTTCTACTTTACGTCCGTCAACACGTCCTACCAGCGGGCGTTGGCGGGCAACAACCGGGCGCTGTACCCCAAGATCGCCTATGTGCCCCCGGCGGGCGTTCAGCGGGTCGAGACCGTGCCGATGCTCGGCGCGGGTGGTGCGACTGTCAGCGGCACGCGCATCAAGTTCCCGATCTCGCTTGCCGCTAGTGCTCCGCGCATCTGGCAGGAAGGCGAGCCCCGCCCGGTCGAGCCGTTCAGCACGATCGAAGTCGCGGTGGACATGCGCCGATGGTGCGTGCCCAGCAAGCGCGAGTACTACGACCAGTTCACCTCGGACATCTTCGGCGTCATCCAGGGCCAGATGCCGCAGATGATGGACCGCTCCATGATCCTGTGGGATCGCGTGCTGGCTGAGACCATCGCCAACAACGCGGCGTGGGATGTGGACGGCGTGCCGTTCTTCACGCCCATCGGGACGCCGCATTACGGCCACCCGCTCAAGAGGCTCTACCCCTACGCCTCGGACTTTGCCATCACCGGCATCGACGAGCCGAACATGCGCGCGCTGATCTCGGCCCTGGAGAACAACCCGGGACCCGATGGCCTGCCGCTCGACACCGACGACGTCAAGCTCATCGTCCTGGCTCCGACCAAGGATATGGCGATTCAGCTCAAGAACGTCTTCAACGCCGTGATCGCAGCCGTCGAGGTCAATGCGAACGCGGGCGCCAGCCGAACCAACCAGATGGTAGGCGAGGCGGAAGTGATGACGTTCAAGCAGCTCGCCCGCACGAGCAACGCCCCGGTCTATGCCGGCACTGCTCAGGACCGCGGCAAGGTCGGCTATCTGCTGGCCGTGCCCCGTGGCGAGGATCGTCCGCTGGCCGTGGTGCCACGTCGTCAGCCGACCGCGTACTACACGGGTTTCAACGGCGCTGACCACCTGCGCGCGAGCGTGGGCGCGATTGAGTTCGGCTGGGATGCCTTCGGCGCCGCCAAGCTCATGCTGCCGACCCGGGCTCTCCGCTTCGTCGTCAACCCGTCGTAAGCAGCACCAAGGGCCCACATGGCAATCACTGGAGCCATATCGCCGCAGCGTCTCGCCGTTGTTGCCCTGGGGTCGCTGCCGTCCATCGGAGCGGCCGCGGACGAGATCGAGACAGCGAAGGCAGACCCCGCCTCTACGGCGCCAGCAGCCATCCTGAAACGTCGCGGCTACAACTGCCTGGAGTTCATCCCGAGCCCAGGCGAGCCCGATGCTTCGGCGACTGGCAGCGGTGACTATGCGCTGTATCGCTACTGGGACGAGGTCAAGGCATGGCTACCAGAGGGCCCGCGGGGGGCGACTCCGACCACTGTGGATTATGGCGCGGCGCCTGCGGGTATCGTGCCGGTCCGCGTCTCGACGGAGCTAAACGAGGGGCTGTACTGCGTTGTCCTGACCGCAGGAACCGGCGTGCTGGTGAATGCCAACGTCGCGGACTGCCTAATCAAAGAGCAGCAGCGGTGACACCATGGTCACCGGCCAGGTCTACCTAACCCCGACCAACCTCGTCACGTACGCGCCGTTTGGCAGCATCACGGTGGCGGAGGTGCCCGGGCGTGCGCACTGTGGGCGGATCATCAATCAGGTCCCAGCTGCAGGTCCTGGTCAGATCGTGCTTGGGGGCTACCCGGTAGACGCGCGTGACTTTTCGCTGCGGGTCACGGTGGGCGGGGAAATCGGGGTCGCAGAATTCGAACTATCCGACGACGGCGGCACGATCTACCAAAACCCGATCCTGACCACGCCGAACTCGCTGCAGAACAGCCGCTGGGAGTACGAGTTCCAGCCGCAGGGCGTGTACATCTTCGGCTACAACGCCACGACGGCGCCGAGCTTCACCGCCGGTCAGGTGTGGACTTGGAGCACGACGGCAAGCCCGCTGCTTCTCAAGATCTGCGCTGCGCTGTCGGCTCTGTTTCGCAAGTGGGCGCTCAATCAAGGGCAGCCGATCGACGACATCGACGAGGCAGACGCGATCATGCTCTGCCAACTCGGCCGGGTGTGGGCCTGCGGCAACCGCGGCGACATCCCGGAGGATTGGAAAATGCTCGCGCGGGAGGCCTACCGGCACTTCGCGCTAGAGGCCAAGGGCGACATCAAGTTGGGCAGCCGCCCAGACCCCGATGGCTTCGTCTTCCCGAACTACGAACTGACCCGCGACCCCTTCGCGGGCTTCTGGAGACACTGATATGTCACACGCGTTTAGTCACAACGTCGGGGCGGTTGATGCCAAGCACTGGGTCTCGCTGGCTCCGGTAGGCAGTGCGCAAATCTTCAAGGCTGGCCGGGTCAAGATGACCGTGATGCCGGCGATCAACGGCGCGACGGCGGCCAACGGGTATCAGGTCTATGTTCGCCTGTATAGCCTCGAGGCAGCCCCCGCCGGACCCGCGCCGACACTCGATATGCCGGCCGCTGGTGACGAGGACGATGTGATCTCGCTGTCCACCACGGCCGGTGGCACGCAGACCTTTGAGTTGGGCCAGCCGCATCAGAAGGGCTGGAACCCCGACGCCCAGGGCACCAAGTTCTACACCCACGCCGCGGTGCAGTGCAAAGCATCCGACAATGCTGATCGCTGCATCGTGCGCTTCGAGGTCGACTAGGCCCCGATGCCGCGCGGGAACGACATAGCGCGGATGCGCCAGCGGTGCGCCACGGCAGAACAGCGGATCATGCCGCGTTGTGCCAAGGCAGCCGCTGAGGCCATCGCTGCGGCCGTCGATGCTGAGTTCCGAAAGGGGCGCGATATCGATGGCGAGCGCTTCCTACTGCCCAAGGATGGCCACCGGCCGCCCATGGTGAGGTCGGGTGCGCTGCGTCGTTCGATCAACGTCTCGGCGCGTGCGTCGCTGCATGCGTGGCGGATTCGCGCGGGCTCGGAAACGGCCTACGACACGTTCTTGCGCGACGGGACGAGCAAGATGGACCCGCGCAAGTTCATCCCCAAGCCCGGGGAGCCCATGCCGCGCGCTTGGGATGTCGCCGTGGCGTCGCGCATTGATCGCATCATGGCGCAGGAGTCGCGGCCATGAGCATCAATCGGCCGGACTGGAAGCACTCCTGGGTCGAGGTTGTGCAGCAGCTTAACGTGGCCCTGCGGGACCGGCTGAACAGCGACCCGCAGCCTGATGTGTTGTGGCGCATTGACGATACCCAGATGGGCCTATCCAAGCCCGGCGCGCTGCGTCTGATCTGGGCTATCGAAGGCGGCCCTATCTCGCGCGGACACCAAGCGCACGGGCCCGCCATGCCGGCCAAGTGCGTGGCCATTCGCAACCTGCGCGCCCGCTGTGAAATCCGCGTGGTGCAGCCGGCAGCCGCTGGCATTGATGCCCGTTCGCTGCAGCTCGCGGAAGAAGTCCTGCGAGCGCTTCTCATCGTTTGGAACCAGCAACGGCCCGCCGACTACGACGGCGAGGAGCCAGAGGAACAATGGGACAACTTCACAGGCGAGACCGGACCCCGCGAGATCGTGGCGCAGTTTCGGATCACGCTTCAACTGCTGGTCTTGGCGGACCCCTACCTCCTGAAGCAGATCCAGTCGATCGACTCGACCGGGGAACTGGAATTTCCATCATGAGCGACCTCGAACCGCAGCCGCCCGCCCCGCAGCCGGAGCCGATTGCGCCGACGCCTGCGCCCGAACTACCCAAGCTTGCCGGCGTGCCCTTCAAGCCGGCCAAAGGCGAACAGCCGGCGCCGGGAAGCATCGCCGCGCACTGCGCAGCCAAGGGCATGCCTGCGTGGCTCTGTGGGGCTCTGCAGGTGTTGCACCCCGTCAACAAGACGATGAGTGATGCCGAGTTCGCCGAAGAGGCGCAGCGCGTCGCTAACTTCCAACTGGGGAGATAGCCCATGCCCTCCGTACCTGTTTCAGATCTCGTCGCAGTCAACAACCTGGCCAACAACCTCCCGGAGAGCCCGGCGCAGGTTGGCCTTGTTGTGGGCCCGACGCAACTCGGCACCGTTAACCAGATCATCCGCGACGACTCGATCAACACCGTGATCTCGGAGTTCGGCGGCGGTCCCGGCAGCGAGTATGCCGCCCAGGCGCTCAATGAGCCGAGCCACGGCGTCGTCTACCAGATCAAGACCCCGACTTCGGTCGCGGGCACGGTCGGCAGCGTCACCAAGACCCCAGGCGCCGCTCTGGGCACCGCGGTCAACGCCTACGGCGCCATCTTGGTGCCTGGCGCCGATGCGAACGGCGACGTGCTGTTCATTGGCAAGCAGGCAGGCGCCGAACTGTCCATCACCGTGGGCATGGCGACCGCGACCACGGTCCTCGGGCTAAATGTGGCGCTGACCGTCACCGCGGCGACCACGGGCACGCAACTTGCGGCGCTGATCACCGGCGTCCCTGCGGCACTGGCGCTGTTCTCGGCGACAGCACAGGGCACTGGCGCCAGCATCTGCGGTCAGGCTCTCGTCACCACAAGCGAGACCGCCGGCCGCATCGTGCTCAACGCGCTCACCTCGGGCATCAGCTACGAGAACGTAATCACCGGGCCGCACCCGCACACACGCGTGGTGTCCTTGGTCGGCGGAAACACGATCCACGTTGAGCCGGACACCAACGCCGCGGGCGAGCCAACCACGAGCGCGGTCGTTCTGCAGAGCGACCTTGTTACGCTCGCCGCCGCCAATCCAGGGCTGTTCACGAGTTCGCTCGCGGGCTCAGGCACCGGCCTTGCGGGTCCGAAGGCGACCACCGCGCTCCCGTTTGGCAGCACCGGCACGATGACCGTCAGCGGCACGCCGAACGATGCCTATGACGTCTCGATCCGCCTTGTCGCTGCCGGCGGCTTGGGCACTGCAACGTTCCAGGTCAGCCTAGGGAAGGCGGGCACGATCCCGCTGTACGACAGCAACGTCTACCTGATCCCCGTGGGCGGCTCCGTTGCCATCCCACAGACCGGGCTGACTCTGACGTTCTCCGGCACCTTCGACAGCAATGATCTGTTCAGCTTCGCAACCACGGCGCCGACCTCGACTCTCGGCGATGTCAGCGCAGCCCTGACCTACTTCCTGGCGCGGCCAGAGCAGGCGAGCCTAATTGCCATCGCTGGTCAGATTCCCCTGAATCAGCTTCCAGCGTGGGTTGCCGCCATGCAGGTCATCGGCAACCAACTAGAGGCGGCGAAGAAGTATTGCCGCATCCTGCTTGAGTACGCGGGGCCCGGAAGCGGTCAGAGCAACGCGGCGTGGGCGACGCAGGTCGCGGGCATCCTTGCGCCACTGTCTACCACTCGCGTGTCTGTGTTCGGAGGCTCTGAGAACCTGCCCTCTGCTCTGCCCCTGCCGCAACTCGGCCGCTTCGAGGTCGTCAACGGCAACCGCTCGCTGTTCGCACGGGCGCTCTCGCTGCCATCCTCGGTCATGCCTGATGACCAGACGCTAAGCGGGCCCATGACCGGCGTGATTGAGGCCTATCAGACCGATGTGGCCGGTACGCTCGCTGCCGCGCGCAGCAGCTACCTCTACCTGTTGTCCGGCGTCCCGGGCGTCCAGGCGGATGGTTTGCTTCTGGACTCGCCCACGGGCGATTTCACCTACCTGACCTATGGCCGCGTGCTCGACGAGGGCATGTTCTACGGCTACCTGAAGCAGACGAAGTACCTGAATACCGCGCAGCAGCGGAACCCGAACGGCACGATCGCCACCAAGGCGGCGCTGGCCATTGAGAAAGACCTGCGGCAGACGCTGGTCGACCGCATGGTCACACCGGGCAAGGTCACCGATGTTCGCGTAGTCGTCGGCCGCACGAACACCGACAACCGGCTGGTCATCACCTACTACTTCCAGATCCTTTTCTACGTGAAGCGGATCGAGGGGCGTGCGGGCATCGTCCGCACCATTACCGGGACGCAGGTCCTGTAAAGGGGCGCCATCATGATCGACGTCAGCACGCCAGGCTTTGCTATCGACATAACGACCGCGGAGTTCATCTTCGACGGCGAGACGCTGTCCGCCGCGGTCAAGTCGATGGAGTACAGCAAGAAGAACGAAGAGGAGATGATCCACTTCCAGGGGGCTCAGGACCCGCAAGAGCGCACCGCCGGCCAGAACACCTACGAAGGCAACATGGTGTGGGGCATGCGGCAGTACCTGCTGATGTGCGAGCGTTTCGGGGGCGAGGCTGCGCTTAGCAACCGCGAGTTCACCTTCGTCGTCAACGCCACCCCCGAGAACGACGACAAGCTTTACCAGTACACCTTCTACAAGTTCCGCATGAAGGACCACTCCGGCAACTTCGACAAGAGCGCCGGGGAAGCCAAGGTCGGGTGCAGCTTCTTCAAGGTCGAGATGGAGTCCGCCGTTACCGCCTAGTCATCGCCCCGCGTGCTCCTTCTGGCCCTTGTGGGCGCGCGGGGTGGTGACTTCTACAAGGGCCCAAGACAGAGGGCCAGAATGTCTTACGAGATCACGCAGGAAGCCTATGCCGAGTTGGAGCGCAGCCACGGCATCGGCAATGTCATCGTTCTGACGGTCGCCGACGAGGATTTTGCGTTTCGTCGTCCGTCCCGGGTAGACGTGGAACTGACGCTAGAGGCGCGCGACCGCAAGGAAGGCGCCATGTTAGAGCAGTGCGCGATTCGCTGCCTGCTTGCGCCTGCTACGCCGTCCGCGAACGTCGCCGGGGCAAAGGAAGTAGGCCCTGAGATCGTGGCCGAACGAGAACGCCTCGCCGGCATGTTTGCGCGCTCGCAGTTTTATCGGGACTGGGTCGGCACGGAGTTTGTCACGCACTGCGGCTGGCTGTGGCAAGCCGACTGCGAGGCTGCCGCGGGCGGGCTCTATGAAATCAAGTGCCGCCCGTCGGAAAAGTCAACCTGCGATGAGTCTGCCACGCTGACCGCGCGGCGGCTGACTGCTCAGGAATACGCGACCTATCGCCGTAAGAACATCCTGGGCGAGTCGGACGCCAGCCGCTTCGTGTTCAACGCCTGCATCACGAGCGCAAACAAGACCGAAGTGCAGACGCGATATCCCTTCCTCGTGGAGGACATCTGCACGGCGCTTGTGTCTCTGGGCTCTGAGGGTGGAGCCGTCCGCGCAAAAAAGTTCAAGCCTTCGGAGACGGCGCCTGGGACCTCTACCGCGCCGCCAGCCGGGGGCGGGACATCGCCATAGCCGGCGCTTCGCTCTGGGCTGCGGACCACGAGCCCGACACAGACCTAGGGCGCGCTGGATACCTGCTCAAGGGCGAACTGCTCCTGCTGCAGATCATGCAACTACGACGAGGCAACTAGATGGCCACGACCTACGAAGTCACGCTGAAGTGGAACGGAGCCCGCGACGCCGCGGAAGCCGTGCGCGCAGCGGACCGCGTACAGGAAGCGCTTGGCCGTTTAGAGAAGCCTGCCCGCATCGGCGGCAACCAATCGCAGCAGGCGCGGCGGGTCGCGGATGAGTGGCAGCGGATGGCGGCTGCAGCAGACAAGGCAGAGCAGCGCCGGCTATCGCTACAACAGCGCGCCGCAGCATCCGCCGAGAAAGCAGAGCAGCGCCTAGCCTCGCAGCAGCAACGCGGCGCTGAGCGTGCGGCGCAGATGGCGGCTCGCATCGCTGCGCGGTCGGCTCGCATCGAAGAACAGGAGCGCATCCGCGGGGCGCGCGCCTTCCAGCAGGCAGAGGACGCCAAGCGCAACGCAGCCTTCCGCCGGCTGATGGCGCAGCAGCGCGACGAGGAGCGCTTCAGTCGCTACCGCATCCGCCTACAGCAGAAAGAGTATCGCGAGGCGCAGCGCCTAGCCGCAGCCCGAGAGCGCATGGAGTCCAAGCGCTTCGCCGGCTACGGGCGCACGGCTGCGGGCGGTCTGGGCGCTGGCTTTGGCTTCATGAGCGGCGGCATCAAGGGCGTTATCGGCGCGGTTGGTGCGGCGGCTGTCGTCGGTGGCAAGGAAGCGATCGACACTGCCAAGCTTGTCGAGAATGCCCGGCTGCGGCTCAAGGCCCAACTAGGCACGACCGAGGCTGCCAACGCGGAAATCAAGGACGCGTTCCGTATCGCCGAAAAGACCATCTTCGACCCGGAAGAGGTGCTGGACGCGCTCACCAACCTGTCGACCAACTTCAAGGATGCAGACGTCCGGCGCTACGTCATGGGCGCGGTCTCGGACTTCGCCACGGCAAGCGGCAAGGGCAGCGATGGCCTGAATAGCTCAATCAAGGCCATTAATCAGATCTTCGCTAAGGGGAAGGTGCAGCAGGAAGAACTGACTGGCCAACTCGGCGAACTCGGGTTGCCAGCGCGGCAGGTCTACGCCGAACTAGCGAAGATTCTGAACGTCCGCGGCAAGGATGAGCAGGAACAGACGAACAAGGTGATTAAGCTCATCACCGCCGGATCCGTCGATCAGAACGCAGGCATCCAGGCCATCACGACCGTCATGCGCAACCTGTCCGGCGGCGGTCCTGCGGGCGAGTTCGCTGTGAAAGCGTCCGACACCCTGGGCGGCATCATCAGCAACATCCAGGGCGGGCTAAAGACGCTGTTCGCGATGTCGGATGTCGACCAGTGGCCGGCGCTGCAGTCGCTGAAAGATCTACTCAAGGACGTTGCGGGCTTCTTCTTGGTCGATAGCCAAGCCGGCCGCGCGTTCGTCGATGCACTGAAGTCGGGAATCCAGAAAGACCTAGTCCCGGTTGTTGAGCGAATCCATCGCGGGCTCAAGGCCATCACCTCAGACCCTGGGAAGCTTGAACTGATCGTCCGCGGCATCACCCGGATCACGAGTTGGCTCGCCGATGCTGCCTATGCCGCCGGGGTGCTCGCTGCCGGCTTCGTCGGCCTGTGGGGCGCCATTGCTAAAGCGGACGAGGTCATCATGGGCTTCGTCGAGCGCGCGTTAACGGGGCTACGTGACGGGCTTGTGACTGCCGGCGAGTTCATCATGTTTGGGCTCGCCGATGGCATCAAGCGCGGCGCCTTCGCGGTCTACAACGCGGTGACCGAGGTCGGCGGGCGCATCCTGTCGAGCCTTAAGGCCAAACTGGGCATCGCAAGCCCCAGCCGCCGCGGCATGGAGCTTGGCAACTTCTTTGGCCAGGGCGTCGCCATCGGAATCGCTGGCGGCGCAGACGGCATCGCCCGCGCGAGTGCTGGGCTGGGTTCGGCGGCAGAGCGCGGGTTTTCGCCGCGTGCGCAGCTTGGCACCGGTGGTGCGGGCGGCGGTGCTGGCCTTCTGGTCACTATCGAAAATCACTATCACATCGCCCAAGCCCCAGACCCTGCGCAGTTCGCGAAGGACGTCGGCGCTCTGATGGGGTCACAGGTGCAGACGCAGGTCGACCGCTACCTGAGCCGCCTTGTGTTTCAAGCAGGGGGCGCCTAATGGCCGAGATCAGTGTCACGGGAATTCCATCCCCCGAGGAAGATGTCACCGCCTACGCCGTGATCTGGATCGCGGGTCGCCCATGCCCCGGGCAGGTGCTACCTCCCGAGGGCGAGAACAAGCGCGATGTAGAGCACAAAAAGAGCAAGGGCAGCACGCGCGATCTTTTGCTCGACCAGGGCAAGGTCCCAACTGAGGGCACGATCAAGATCCGCACCACCAACGGCGACACGCTGCGCGACCTGCAGGAGTTCTATCAGCGGTACATGTCGCCCGACCGCCCCTTGACCAAACTCAACGTGGTCGACATCGCCCACCCTGCCTACTACGCACGCGGCATCACCCAGGGCTACTTCTACTCGGCGCCGGTGTTTCAGCCGACCGCACCCGGCGGCATCCGTCCGCTGATCCACGAGTTCCGCTTTAAGGTCGTCGGACCCAAGACACAGATCAGCACCGCCGGTCAGGGTAGCAGCAAGCCCAAGACCACGAACATCGGCGGACCCATCGATCCGAACTTCAAGCCCCGCGGCGGCACGCAGAACGCGGTTGGTCTCATCACGCCCGCGAGCACGTTGCTGCCCGGGGTCAGCACGCAGAGCAAAGCGCGCCCGGCGAATCTGGCTATGACGCTCTATCCGCCGACCGAGATCACCAAGATCGCACGGGCGGGCGACACCACGGCGCAGTTCTGCGCGCGCATCACAGACGCAGGGGCGCCCCGATGACCTCCGACGTGACGGTCAACGGCATCGCTGCCCTGCGTGGCGACATCTGCGAGCCCTTTCGCGGTCCCTGGCTGGCAGAGGTGGAGTTGCTATCCGAGGGCGTGGATCAGCCGCTGGTGGGCGCCGTTGTTCTGCAGATCCTCGGGCAGGAGTTCCGCGGCGCCATCGTGGCAGACCCGACCAACTCAGAGAAGCGCATGTCCGGCGAGAGCGGCGGCTTTCTGATGGCTCGCATTGTGGCCGGCGCTGGGGGACTGGAAACGCCGCTAGATGCCTTCGAGTGGTCGCAGGGCGCTGTTGTGCAGCAGGTGCTGACGGCGATCCTGGGCGCTGGCGGCGAGACGCAGAGCCCGGAGATTGCGTCCGACATCCTAGCGCGCGTCCTGCCGCAGTGGAGCTATGTCCAGGGCACCGTCCGCAGCGCTCTCGACTCGCTCTGTGAGTACCTGGGCGTGACGTGGCGCATACGACGCGATGGCCTTGTGTGGCTGGGCGTGCCTGCCCCTACCCCGGTGACGCCGCCGGACTACATCATCATCGACGCCGCGCCCGAAACTGCGACCGTTGGCTGGTCTCTCAATGAGATGAGCGTCCATGTGGACGACGTCATCGACGGGCTGACCATTCGCAAGCTTCTGTGGGTCTTCGAGTCAGGCGGCCTGCGGGCAGTCGTCACCTACGCCCCGGGACCTGCGGCGGCGTTGTTCGAGTTGATCACGATCTGGTCGAAGCGCATGAGCTTGGACTTCCTGCGCGCAATCCCGGGACGAATCGCCGCGCAGAACGGCGATGGCACCGTGCAACTGCAGCCGGACGACAGCCGCTTTTCTCCCATGAAGCGTGTTGGGATTCGGCTAGGTCTGCCGGACAGCGCGATCCAGGTCAACGCGAGCTCGCGCGCTGTCGCGACCTGGGAAAATGGCGTGCCGGCAGGCCCCGTGCTGCAGAGTTTTGGGCAGAGCACGGCGACCAAGATCAGGGTGGGCGTCTCGCAGAACCCTCAGCCGACGATTCTCGGGACCATCTATCGCAGCAAGCAGGCGCAGATGGATGCGGACGCCGCGACAGCGTGCATCACGTCTGCGGTCCAGTTCGCGCTAGGCGGCGCGGCGTTCACGAGCATTGCGGACCCTATGCAGTCGGCGGACTTCAACGCAGCCCGACCGTTCTTCACTGCCTTGGCTGAGGTCATGAACGCGATCGCGCTGTCGACCGGCGCAGCCCCCGGCGGCTTGGCTAAGGCGTTCCTTGACTTCGAGACGGCGGCGGCGTCGAACAACAACTACCTGACCCGCATCTTTGAGGCTGGCTAATGGACCAGATCCAGATCGACAGCCTGCAGGACTATCAGCACCTCGGGATCGACATGACGGTCCTCCCGGACCTCAGCGAGAACGAGGATCTGGCCGCGGAAGAACAGTGCCTGATCCAAGACCTGCTCAACGGTTGGTTTCAGCCCAAAGGCATCGCGGACGGCACCGCGGACGGCGCGGAGTGGGGCTTCGATATTCGGGGGCAGCTAAATCGCGGCTTCACCCGTGATGCCCTGTTCGCGCTCAAGGTGGCGATGGAAACCCAAGCCAACCGGGACGACCGAGTGCAGGCCTGCGTCGTGCAACTCACCGCGACCGACACCGGCCGCTTGATCATCGATGCGACTGTGGCCGTCGGCTACCCCGCCTATCCGTTCTCCTTCCGCTGCACAACCAACACCGTCGGCGATCTGTGGGTGGAGTCCCTGGGATCATGAGCGTGATCAATCTCGTCGAACTTCTGGCCCCGCGGTCTGCGCAGCAGGTCATCAACGACACGCTGGCGTTTCTCGCGTCGCCCCCGGACCCCTCGCTGGTCACTGTGCGGACGGCGAACTGGCGCACCGGCGGACCGTACCGCACGCTGATCTATCGGCAGGGCATCGAAGCATCGCTGCTCTATCAGGTCGTCGCGGGCTTGGCTGGCTCTTCCTTCCTGCGCTACGCCCGCGGCAAGTGGCTCGACTGGCTGGGGGAGGACTACTTCAATGAGCCCCGCCAGGATGCGCAGTTCGCCACGGTCAACGTGCGTTTCACGGTGCCACTCGGCGCGGGTCCTCTAGGGCCGATTCCGCTACGGGTCGCGACGCCTGACGGGCAGGAGTTCGTATCGGTCGCAGCCGAGACCATCCCCGCGGGCCCTGCCGTCGTCACGTTTACCTTCAAGGCAGCCAAGGCGGGCGCGGTCTACAACGTCGCCGCCGGCCAGATCAACCAACTGGTCAGCCCGAACGTGCTCGGCATCACGGTCACAAACCTAGCCGCAGCGACCGGCGGTTACGACCGCGAGCCCGACGACCGCTATGCGCAGCGGCTCGCTGCAAAGTGGGGCACTCTCAGCCCTGGCAGCACGGCAGCCGCCTATGTGTACTGGGCGCTGACCGCATCGAAAGAAGTCACCAAGGTTCGCGTATACAGCGACCTGTATCTTGGCGCGTTCACGCCGAACTGGGTGACGGTCTACCTGGCCAGCGATGCGGGAATCGCCAGCGCTCAGGCCATCGCGGACGTGCTCGCCTACATCACGCCGCGGGTGCCTCTTGATATCAAAGTCGATGTGCAGTCCGTCGTGCCGTTTGCGGTCAGCGTGACTGGCCTCGTCAAGGTCTTCACGCCCTACGTCGGCGAGGCGCCGGCTGCGATCGCGAACAGCCTGCAGGCGCTCAACAAGCGCGTCCCCATCGGCAGTTATGACCAGGGCCCCATCCCAGTGGCCGAGGTCAACGACGCGGTCTTCTGGGATGCGACCAAGGTCTACGACGTGGCGCTGACAAACCCGACGGCGCCGATCTCGCTCAATAAGGAGCACCTGCTGCAGCTCACCAACAACACGACCGTGGTGGGGGTCTAATGCCGGCGGAAACCACAGCACCGCTCTCCTTTGCGGACCTCGTCACCTCGCCCGCGTACCCGACGTGGGCCAAGCCAGAGCCGGCCGATAAACCGACGCGGCACCGCAAGACGTACACCTATCTCCGCTCACTCATGGCCAACTGGGACCGGGTCAAGGATGCTGCCATCTCAGCGGCGTACTGCCACGGCTCACAGACTGCGCCGGACGACGCGCTAGACCTCCTGGGCGAGACCTACGGCGGACTAGCGCGAGCACTTCGAGACAGCCCCAGCACCTATCGCGCCTACCTACGCGCGCCGCTCGACCGCTGGTACACATTCGGCACCAAGCTCGGCATGGTCGCCGAGTTGGCGCACCTGGGCTATCGGGCGGAAGTGGTGAGTTGGCGCGACATGGTGGACGCCGGCGCAGCGCCTGGAAACGTGGTCTTTGGCGGCAACGTCAACTTCTTCTATGTTGCTCTCTTCGCGCCGAACTCGCTGACGAATGGATATACCTATTGGGCAGTGAGCCGTGCGCGATGGAAAACGACCGGCGCACGCTGGGGAGCAAGCCCAAACCAGACCGATTACATTGCCGAGCTTCGGCGTGTAATTGCGCTAGTTAAGCCCGCTCACACAAGCTGTCGTCATATCGTGGTGTTCCGAGATACGATCAGCGGCCTGAATGCATTAAAACTGCCATTCGGCAACTACTTCGTAGTGCCGTGTAACGAACCCTGGGAACGCATCCGCCCGAGTTATGCGTTTAATCCCTACTACATCCAAAACCCATTGGTGCCCTAATGGCGAATATCGACCTGCAGCAATACGATGGCACGGCATCATTCCCAGCGACCGCAGACGTCGGCACACCCGCCGATCCGATGCTCCTGCCGACAGACGGCCCCATCGTCAGCGCAGACAGCAACCTGACCGACGAAGCGCCGGTAAATATCTCGCTGAAGCGGGCAAAAGACCTGCTGCTAGGCATCCGCGATGCCGTCATTGGCGACCGAGTGGCCGCAGCACGAAAGACCGTCAACCGGCTGCAGGCAGACGGCGTAGGTGGCCAGCCCGTTACCGCGGCGGCTGGTCAGGTCGTCGCAGAGAACGACATCCGCAGCCTGAGCGGCAGCCTGCGCGCCGAGAACGGCAACGTCTTTGCGGACTTTTTCCTGCAGGCGGGCGCAGCGGTGGCGCAGCGCTTGCGACACCATGACTATGGGTTGGAGTGGTTGGCGACTGCAATTGGGGCGGGAGATGCGAACCCGCCCTGGGGTGCATCCGTCCCCAATAAGCTCACCGCCAAGGCTGTACTAAAGCACTATATGCGCGTGAGCAGTGTTGCCGGGGCGTTCACTGTGCGGGATGGCCTCGGTGATTGGGCTGTGTCGATTGTCGATGTCGGCGCCATGATCACCCCGAGATACCGATATCGCTTCTCGCTGACTACTGCTTTTGACGATGTCCGCTTTGCGCCGATCGCGCAGTTCTTGGTTGTGGACCCCCTCCAAGTTTTGGAGGCGTTCGTGATCATGGACACCGTAGCCACTAATCAATTCGACGTGGCCTTTTACAACCGACTTGCTGGGTTATGGCTTGACCTTACCGCGGACGATGCGCAGGTGGCTGTGCATGTACACGGGCAGCAGACCACCTAAGAGGGCACCATGGGATACCTTAGCGGCTCTGACCGCATCGCATTCGAAGAACAGCCGGCGGGCGCAGTGGGTCCGCCGGGCCCGCCGGGTCCTGCGGGCACACCCTACGAGAGCGTAATCACGGACGACGCCGCAAGCGCCGGCCAAGTCGCCCGGCGCGTCGCTAGTGGCCACGTCGAAGTAGCCGATGGCATTGCCGCCGCCAATGGTGACGCCACTGTGGGCCTTTATGGCGCAGTGGTCGCAGGTGGCGGGACGGCGCAGATCTACAAGACCGGGTCACGCTGTCCGGTCGTTGGCCTACCCGTGGGCACGCTGTGGCGCAGCAGCGCAGGAATCGCAGTGCTGTACGGCTCACTGACCGTGGGTGAGTACACGAACCGCCTCGGGTACAGCGACGGCAACGGGGTAGACGTCAACATCGGGCCTTCGGAGCAAGTGTCATGACTAAGCGAGCCTTTGCAGTTCTCATCACCGCCGCGCTGCTTGTTGGCGCGTCCGCTGGCGCCTACAAGCCACAGTGCAAAGACAGTAGCGGCCGGCTAATCGTCTGCAGCGGCAACCTCGACAACACGCAGGCGCCGACCTCGATCGCGGCCAGCACACTGACCGGCACTGTCGCGCAAGCAAACGGCGGTCTCGGCGTCGATGCGTCGGCGCTGAGCAACGGCGTCTTGGTCAAGTCCGGCGGCGTTATGAGCAGCACGACGGCGCCGACGATGTCGGGCGCCAACATCAGCGACGGCACCGTCCGGCTAGACTCAATTGCAAGTCAGGGCGCGAGCCTCAACGCGATTCTGCGGTGGAACGGCACGAACTGGGGAATCACCACCTCCCCATCTGCGAACTTTCTGTTGACCTCTGGCGCGAGTGCCCCTGGGTGGTCCAATAGCCTCACCGGCATCACAATCAACGCAGCGACAAACTCGCTAAGCAACATCGCAACGTCGATGCTCGCATCGGGCTTCAATCTCGCGGCGACGCAAGGCGGCACGGGGCAGACCTCGTACACCGTGGGCGACCTGCTGTACGCCAGCACGACTACGGCGCTGTCGAAACTGGCCGCCAGCACTGCTGGCTACCCACTGACCAGTAACGGCGCTGGTGTGGCACCGTCGTATCAGGCGTTACCGACCGGCACAACCGTATCGACGACGCTGACCGCGACGACATGGACGAGCACGACGTTTGTCGATACGGGGCAGAAGATCGCGCTGCCCAGCGGAGGCTTGTGGCAGATCACGTTCAAGATCCGCAACTACTGCCAAGTCAGCAGCGGCGCACCGGGCGTTAACTCGTTTCAGCTCTACGACAACACCGCGGCAGCGGCGATCACCGACTCGCAGACGTTCGGCGCTGCGGACTACATCGGCGGCGGGTCGGGCTACGCGAGCACGACCACATGGAGCGTCATTATCGACGTGGGATCGTCGCGCGATATCAAACTCTACGCCAAGCGCCTTGCTGGCCCGACGTATGCCATGGGCGGCACCGGCATGGCGAGCGACACCACCGAAGGAACAAGCACGGCGACGGCTGTGCTGCTGAGGTCATAATGCGCCGCTTTCTCCCTCTGCTCCTGCTCCTAGGCTGCGAACCGCCTGAGCCTACCAACTGCTTCGCCGCTGAAAATGTCGACGCGTGGGACATCGCGACCAATCGCAAAGTCGCAACCACCGCGTTCCCCTCGGATGCGTGCGGGCGGCGCACTGAGGTCGTAACGGACCTGCTCCCCGGCGGCGAGGTCACGATCTCGCGCGCAGTCCCGATTCCCGCCGGCTACGTGCGCCCCTATGTCGAGGTAGACAGCGGCGCGACGGCTGCCTGCGCACAGATTACGGTGTCGCTGGATGCCGCGTCGCACGTTGGCCCGGTCGCGAGTTTTGCGGCTGCCTCGGGGGCGCCGACGGCTGCCATCCGTGCCGCTGCGCAGGAACGCTGCCTAGTCCGCCTGCGTCCGCGGCTGCAGATTGGAGACGGTCCGTGATCCTCGCCCCTCTCCTCCTCGTCGCCCTCTCTGCCTGCGGTGGCGGTCCGACGTGGCACGACGACATCGCGCCGATCGTCGAGCGGTCGTGCTTGGGCTGCCACAACTTCGATGCGACCACGGCACCACGGCAGGCGCGGCAGATGGCTGCAGCGGTGATGTCTGGGCGCATGCCGCCGTTTCTCGCCGACTCCGCGGTCATGCCGTACAGCAACGACCCGCGCCTGACCCCTGCCGAGCGTGCTCTATTCGCGGCGTGGGCGACTGACCCCGAGGTTGGGACCCCGCGGCGGCGAGCGACACCGGCGACCGGCGAGGTATACGAGGGCGAGCCCTACGCGCCCGGGGACACGGACGAGATCCGCTGCTTCCTTCTGCGACCGCGCCCAGGGTTCTTCTCGGGCTACCGATGGACCGGGCAGGGAGCGCACCACTTCCAAGCGGATGTTGTGACAGCTGCAGGCGCGGCCATCGCTGAGACCAAGGGCGGCGCTAGGGGCTGGGACTGCCGCGACGCTCAGTACGACATTCCCACCAAGACCAGTCTGATCAGCACGAATCCCGCGGTCCCGTATCGCTACCCCGCAGGCTACGGCGTCGAGCTAGCGCCCGGCGACGCGCTAGTCCTCTACGTCCACCTGACCCCGCAGCAGGACCGCAGCCCGCGGCGGTTTGGCATCGCTCTCGAATACGGCGCCCCAGGAAAGCCCGTTGTGCAACACGGCTGGAATGCTCCCTCTGAGGTCCCATGCCCGCCTGCGCTCGCCTCGCAGCCGCAGTGCCAGCGCGCGTGGGCGAGGTCTCGGGCGCTGCTTGGGGTGGGGCTCAACACACCGGAGGAGCAAGTCAGCCGCTGCGGTGCGCAGACGTTCGAGCCGTCCGCTGATGGGCTGTCGATGATCGTCCGCTCCCGCTGCGAAAGCGACCTGCCGCCGGGCAAGTGGCGACTCTTGGGCGTGCGTGCCCACCTGCACCTGCGCGGGCTGTCGGC